GTAAATTTAAGCATATTCCAATTATAAAAGATGATAAAAAAATTGAAGATATAATCAATTCATATTCGATTGAAAAAATGTTATCAATACTTGAAAAATATGAGAGTAAGTATAATTATAAATTATCATCTAAAAATGGAAGTAAATATGATTTAGCTACTATGATATTTTATTTATATTTTGATCCATTTTTTTATAATACGCCTTTTGAAATTTTACCTAAGTATACTTTATTTGATTTATCAGGTTTTAGTTTGAGACAAATATTATATGTTTGTAAACAATTTAATATTAACTTGAGATCTTTTATTACAGATAAAACTATTGATTTATCAAAAGAAATAACTTCTGATCAAAGAAGAAATTTTATTGAAATTTGTAAAAGTATGAATATTATATTATAAAGGAACCTAGTAAAGGAACCTAGGTTTCTTTAAAACCTCCTCTTATCATTTATTTTTAATATTTTAAACTTTATAACTTTTTAAAATAAAACTAATACATTTTTATTTTTATATTTAATTTTGTACTAGTTTTTTTAATTTTTTAAAACTTTCAAATTTAAAACTACTAAATTAAAATGCTAAAAAATAATAAGGAGGAGGTTCCTTTATTTTATTTTAAAGTTAAAAAGAAAAATATTAGTAATTAATAAATAATTAGTAATTAATAATTAAAGATGATACCTGAAGCAATAGAAGAATTATTAACTTCAGAAAATATAAGTTCGCAACAGCAAACTCGTATAATTAAAGTATATAATGAAGAATACTATGTATTAGATCACAATATAACCGATGATAAAATAAATATACAAATATCTGGCAGTAGTAAATCTGTATACACTATTTCTATAACTAAAAATACAGGTAAAATATGGTGTAATTGTCCAGATAGTAAAAGTCATGCAGCTCGCCATAATTGTATATGTAAACATTGCTGTTTTGTTATGTTAAAAATAGGTAAAATATATACACCAGTTGTATATACAACTAAAAATTGTACAGTTTCAGAACAAGAGCAAATTATATCACGTTTATTAAAAGTTACATCTTCAATAAGGGAATCTGAAGGGGAAGAAGATACTTCATTAGTTAATATGTCCTTAAAAATGAAATACTTATCATTAAAAGATGGAAAAAAAGAAGAAAAGAAGGAAGAAGTTGTTCCTTTAGAAGAAAAGAAAAAAACAAAGTTTGATAAGAGTGAAAAAGAGTTAACAGAAGATGATGAATGTCCTATTTGTTTTGATGTATTATTAAATACAGATATAAAATCATGTCCTACCTGTCATAACCATATACATACACAATGTATTAAAAAATGGTTAACTACAAAAACAAATTGTATATTATGTCGATCTGATGTATGGAAATCATTCTTTTCTGATCATAATGAGTCTAAAGTTGTAAATAAAAGAAATAAAACAGAAAGTAATAGTGATTATATTCAGCTTTAAAGTAAGGGTCTGCGAAGCAGTTACAAACTCAGCTTGCTTTAATAATATAAATAAAAAGGAGGGTCTGAGGGAACGTAATTCCTTGCTTTTTTACTTTACAGAAAGTAAAAAAAGAGGTTAAATTTAAATTAAACAGAAGGGGCATTAGGTTTTCCATTTGAATGCTTTTTTATTGCATTTAATAAGTCACTCAAATATGTGGCTTTATTTATTTCTTCTTGTTTAATTTTTTGTTGCACTGCTTGTGAAAAAGGCTGTTGATTAGCAGAAAGAGGCTGTTGTTGAGATTTTTGTTGAAAAATACTATTTAAAACAGTTTGAATATTGGTTTTAAACACAATCAATTCTTTGTCTTTAGCATCAATAACTTGTTTTAAATAATTGATTTGATCAAAAACTTGAGCATTGATGGTGTTAATTTCAACTTGATAAAATTGATGAATTTCATTCAATTGATTTTGATAATATTGATGTAATTCTTCTTCTTTATGAGTTGAAACAGAGTTTACTGAATAAGTAGTTTAAAACCTTTTTACTGGTTTATCATTTTCGTCTAAAGATAAACGAGCATGATTTTCAGTAACAGGAGATCTACTTCTTACTCTACTTTTTGCTCTACTTTTTGCTCTTTTTCTTTCACGTTCAATTTCTTGTTCACGTTCATGTTCAATTTCTTGTTCACGTTCACGTTTACGTTCACGTTCACGTTCTTTCTCACGATTACGATTCCTTTTTTCATTAAGAATATCATTTAAGACATTCATTAAGAAATTAGGTAAGAAAGGAGTTTCAGTTATATGTAAACGATTACAATTAGAATCATTACAAGAAGTATGAGTAAAGTAGTTAACACAAATAGGTTTTTTCAACTCTTCTAAAGAATGAGCAAAATAACAAGTATCTTTGTACTTGCATTTGTTCTCATATACACATATGTCACTTTTATAGTAACATTTGTACTCAACTAAGGTTGACTTGTCCATATTGTATAATCTTTCTTTATATTTAAGCATCTTCTATCTTCGAAAGCTGATTACAAGCAGATTGCAAGCAGATTAGGCTAAGGTAATAATTTATGTAAAAATCGTAAAAAAATCAATTCAAAGTAAGGAACGTAGTTCCCTACGATTTTCCTTATTATTTATATATACAACCACAAGAAAAGTTTATGACAAGCTTAGGTTCCATTATAAAAGGAGGGTCGGAGGGAACTACGTTCCTTACTTTGAATTGATTTTTTTCTAATTGTTACCTTGAAAAATCCCTTTTATATTTTAGTTTTTCAGCTAAAACAGTGCTTTTTAATTAATTTAATAAGATTTTTCAAAATGACCAAAACTCTCGTTCAAAAGTATTTTGAATTTGTAAACATTGTTTTACAGTTTAAATCTGATTTTATAGTCGAAAGAAATAAATTTAAAGTTGATGAAAAAGTATGTACTAGAATTAACAACTTAATTGAAAATTTATTAAGTGTTAAAAAACATGAATTAAAGCAAATCAAAAAAGTAATGAAACAATACTTTGTATTAAATAGAAATCGTTATTATGCTAAACGGAATTATGTAGATTATGATCCAGATGATTTTAATTTTAATGAAATAGATGATAGATTGCTAGAAAATGAAATGATATATACAGAAGAAATATATCAACAATATTTGCAAAAAAACAAAGACTTTTTTAATAAGTTTTCTTTTTGTCAAATTATTGTTGAATACGATTTAACTGATATTTTTCCTTTTGAAATTGCTACATATAAAATTAAAATTAAAAATTATAAGTATGTTTTACCTACTAAATATTTTTTAATGATTGTTAGTTGTATATTTCAATTTTTTAACATTATTAATATCTTTACAGATAGAGAAATGTCTAAAATAGATGAATCATTTGAATGTATTTTTAATGAAATAAATCAAGTAATGAATACTCTTTATGATACAACTAGTATAATTAAAGAATGTAATTGTATAATTGATGCTATAATCCATCATATTTTATTAGATTATGTATTTTAATTAAAATAAACTTTTTACAAAAGTATAAATTGTAGGTATAAGAAAACCAAAGCTTCTTACTTAACCCCATTATTACTTTGAAGTAAGTAATAAATTGAATTAGTAAAATGATAATTTTTAAGTTTTTACCTTCATTGTTACCTTATTAAAAATGTCGACTCGTTATAATCTTATAAAGGAAAAATTACGAAAGAAGCATGCTTCTTTAAAAATACTTCCTACCATTCATGAAGAAACTATGGTTAAACAAGATAAAACCAACCCTAAATTTAAATTGATTATCCATAAAAATAAGAATTTAGATTATGAAACAAATGAATCATTAGACATAATAAATAAACATCGTTTAAATTATATTCAAAATTTGATTGAAAAACAAGCAAAAATAGTAGAAACTATGTCACAAAAAGAATTAGAAAGTCGTAAACGTGAAATTGTAGTTGCTATTCATGATGCATGGATTGATACGTATATTAAAAACATTTGTTATATTGAAGTATCTGATAGACCAGAAATGATTGATTCAAGATTTGTTAAATTTTTTAATCATAATATCATAATTGTTGATAAACCTGTTGACCAACATCAAATACAAATTGACTACTTTGGACTTTGTTGGATATATAATTTTGAAAAGAATATTGTAGTTAATTCTTCTAATAATATTGAACCTGGTGATGGTATGGATGCAATTGTATCATTACAAGGATGGAAATATTTTTTATGTATGCAAATAGGTATAGAGTTTTATGAAGCTATTAAGAATAATAAAACTATGTATGATTTGTATACAAAAGAAAAATATGGGGAGGACGAGGGGACTTCGTCCCTTCGTGATGAAAAACCTTTTACATTAGAAGATATACACGTTATATCAAAAGAATTTGGTCTTATTTTATATCCTTTGCAAGAAACTATAAATAAAACTCCTGAGTATATAGAACATTTTGGTTATTGGAGTAAAGTTCCACCTGAAGTATTTACGAACTAAGCTCGCTCAGGATACTCCTGTACTCATTAAATTTTTTACTTTTTTAAAAAGTAAAAAGTATTGATAATCGATTTTATTATTGTCTACATAATGGACATCTTTTAATCGTATTACCATTTGTTTGAAACCATTTATCTATACATTCTTTATGATAATTATGATTACATTTTAATTGGACACATTTATTACACTCTTCTAAACAAATACTACAATTAATATTAGTTACATCTACTTCAGTATAATAAATAGAAAAATCTGTTATATTATTAGTATTGGATATTACTATTGAATTTAATTCAATAATAGGTCTAACTGCAGTTAGACTATGTATTCTATTTTTATAATTGATATAAGAAAATCTACATTCTACTAAAAAGGTACATATAGAATAGATAATACTAAAGATGATATTATCTTTATTAATATTTGTATATTCAAGTATAGTTGAAAGATAATAAATAAATAATGTACTAAAAATAATAATACTTATTCCATAAGGTATACAATGAATTAAGAAATATAAATTAAAGTTATAAAAATAATGGTTAGTATTTCCTCTATATTCTTGTATTAAAATGTAAGAACGTAATAATAAAATGTAAAAAGATAAAACTAATGATAATATCCACAAACTTATAATAGGAGTAGAAAATAGAGTATAAATAGAATTTAAAATAATACTTCCATAAATAATTTTAATAATTTCACCTAAATTTTGACCAACAAAGAAAATAGTTCCTAAAAAGTATAAAAAAGAAATCATTCATAATTAGATTTTATATTTATAAAAATGTTAAGTTATAAGTAGTAATAAAAAGTATAAAAAATTCAATTTCTTTAATCCAATTTATTATTTATTTAATTTTTCAAGTTGTTTTATATAGTTTATAACAGTACTAGCTTCAATTTTATTACCAGTTTGATTATTTGTTAAAAAGAAATTAATTTTATTATTTTGAATTCTTTCTAAGAAATTATCTCTGTCAATATTAAATATATCTAACATTTCAGATGTTAAACTAGGATCACAATTTTCTATTTTAGTATCTACTATTCTATTAGCTAAATTAATAAGATTTGTAATACTTTCTGAACCATAATCAAAACATTTTGATAAAAAATCTTCAGCATTCATTTTTACAGAGTTTTCACTT